ACGAACGCGATTTCGAGCTAATCCCGCAGGACTTAAGAGCGGATATAAGCATATCGATCTTGCTGACAAAGAGACTCTCATCGTGAAATGAAAACCAATCGTCAACTCGAGGACACACGACATCCGGGTCAAGCAAACCAACTTCTTTAACGTTAAGCCAATACTTTTTCTCCAGGATAGATAGTACCATGTCTTCCTGAGGAGCTTTACGTCTCAATAGTGATCGCCATGTTCTCTTACAGGGTACGACACTGATTTTTTCCTTCTTCTTTCTTTTATCCTCTGATTTTTTTATATTCAGTGCAATCCCCCGTGACCTTAAACGCCTTACCTCATCCCTAATAACAGAAAGCTCCTCTTCCCTCTGAAGATGGTAACCAGAAGGTTTCTTCACGACAGGGAAAAGATTGTCAACCTGAGCTTTACTTTTAGAAGGGCCAGAGAATAAGGCCTTCCGAATCTTTCTGTCTTTACGGCAAGCCGCTACATGTGGATACGGAAGTCTCTCCAAATGCTTTTCCTCCTGAAGAGAAAGAAGCTTCGCGTTAGCTCTTACAATCCGCACAAAACCAGGGACAGTCCTAGATGCTTCAAACGCAAGTCCGAGAACATCTTCTGTTTCTGGTTTCATGTAGATAGCTGAAGCATTTGTCTTCTTCTCTTTCATTCGGCCACCACTAGAGAATAGAGTCGAATTGATCTCAGCAACCTCCATTGAGACCATACTCTTCTCTTCGTTGACAGATAGACCAATCTCCATGCCGTTTCGTACCACGGCAGATCGGAGATCAGTCCTTTCTCTAGGTTCCCGAATAAGGAGGTCATCCCCATTAATCTTACACCTGTGACGAGACCACTCAGCGAAACTGATCTTGCGAGCAAGATAAAGATCGGTAAGAGACATATCGACACAGGTCTTATTAATGAGGCAAAGCAAAGGAAAACTCATCACACTCCCCATAGGCTGTCCTCGGTTAAAGTCCTGATACCCCTCAGGATAATCAGCACCAAGAAGCTCCGTCTCCAGGTCAAAAAGACGGAGATCACCGAGGACCCGTAGACATTTGGCCTGCTCAAAATCCAAATCAACTGCGGTGTCTATTAGTTCCTCAATGGCAGCTTGAACGTAAGCTTTCTTTATTGAATCGGTGGCAGCAGTATAGTCGAAACTGTTAAAAGGACCACTACCATTCAAAGAAGTGACATGTTCCTCAGTTGGTTCTCCTACGAGAAGCCAACCCATGTCGCCAAGGAAACTATAAAGGGAAGAATGAAGGGGGGTGAGAACCTCAGTATTGTACGAGGAATAACAGGTGACAATCCTCGGTTTCCCCTTGGAGAAAACCAGAGCTGTACGACACCTGTCAGAAAATGATTCCTCGTTCCAATTACCCCCAGATCTGACTGAGTGAAGGAGAGAAGCACTACCATTAGGTATAAACGGACCAGGACGTGTATTCCAATTACGAGGAATATTTGATCTGAACGCTTTGCGAAACTTGTCCAGATGATCCTGATTCACCTCAACCGGCTGAGAAAGGAAATTTCGCCACTCATTTACCTTCTCAGCGAATCTTGGTTCGCAGTACTTACAAACAGACCTTTCTGCTTTCATACATGTCTTTACACTTAATTCCTGTAGTTCATCGAGCTTTTCTGGCATCATTTCCCTTACTGCCTTTCTTAACTCTCCGCACTGAATTTCGTCGCGTAAAAGATCACGATTAAACGGAACACACAAATCGATAGAAAGCTGCTCAGCAAGACAAAGCGCCTGAGCACGAAGCTTCTCCGATCGAGTGCAACTTGACAGTTCGGCAAGGGGTTGAAACATGTTGGAAGAACTGTTTCTAAAAACCCTTGTCGGACTTTCACCGTCGATCACATCGGTCCTTTCTTCTCTACGAGCAGCACGGGCCACCCGAGCACAATGACGTTTCTTTCGTTTGAATTCCTTAACGTAACGGAATGGAGTCGCATGTCTTGTCTCTTTTTCGCTGAGCTCATACTTGTTGTCGTATGCCATAAT